TGTGAACCGTTTTTTTACCGCGCATCATGTCGCCCAATATGATGTTTGCTCGTACCAGGCCCCGGCATTTTGCTGGGGCTTTTTTTGATTAAAACAATCACTTACGTTTTATTGGGGTGCTATTGGGGTGCTGAGCCATCCAAAAAAAATCCCGGAATAAGTTAATAAAAACCATAATCCGGGATATTTTTATTTTTTTTTAAATCTCTATGTTTAACTGCCACTTTGCATCTGATTAAATAATTCGATGCCTTTTTGCCGCTGTTTATCGAGATGCTCCGCCAAGTCCTGAACGTGGATCATGCGAGGTGCTTTCTGGCTATCTGAGGCGCGAAACGTTGGTAATGCAAATTCCCCCATAGACGCTTTCTTTTCGGCTGTTGATGGTTTAAGTCCGAAGTATTTTTCCGATACTTCCGCCAGCGGGATCGTAGTAGTGCCAAACTCGGCTAGCAGTAAAAAGATTGTGTTCATCATTTAAACTCCCACCCAATCGCCTGAAATAAACCCATTTTGGGATGAAACCAGCGTGTACCGCGTGGCTCGGCTTCGTTCATCATCTGGTGGAACGCTTTCATAAATGGCTCAAACTCAACAATGGCGCGACGTGACAGTAGGCCGTCAGGGGTCATAAATTCGTGCGTATCCGTAGGAATGCGATAGGCATTAACCAGGTTCCGGCATTTGGCGTCAGTCATTCCGCAACTGGCGACAACCTGGCGGTATCCGACATAACCGGCCCGCATATTGCCGCGTTTGATGTTCTCCACTGTCTCTGTGACCGTCTCGATCCGCTCTTCGACCTGGCTCAGGCGCTTCTGCTGGCGAACAGCATCAGCGGCCATCGCTGCGATCATCTCAATTTCAGTCATCGGCTCGCGGGTGCGGAAGTAACTGTTAACCAGCTCGCGTTGAACCTTCCAGGCCAGATCGTCATTAAATGGCTTCGTCAGCATCAGGTACCCGGTTTCCGTAAATACTCGCAGGCCGCGAAATGGCACATCGACATTGAAAGAACGTAATACGTTGTTTTCTGAATATTCAATAAGATACGTATCGACACCTTCAACGAAACGGTCTTTATTGCGAAGAAATGCGGCGCTGGCAGTACCTTCAGGGCGATCATGCACTTCATCGATCATTGCCAGAGTTACAATGCGTTGACCGCGATATTCGACTGCTGGAAGCAGTTTGTTATTAATGGTAACTGTATTCATTTTCGCCCTCTTCAATGCATAACCGGCATGTCTGGCATACCTTCGGTCTGAATTTGTTCGATAAAGCTGTCGTGCAGGAGGTTGAGACCCTCCCGACCCATAACCGACAGTCTGAAGCCGCATACATCGTCCATCAGCAGCATGTCCTGGTACATGCGCAGCGCCAGCTGCAGACCAAGTTCCTGACCGTATTTTTGGACGGCGCAGCCCTCAATATGATTCGCAAGAGCAAGACGCTCAGGACCGGGATAGATGCTGATAGAGCCGCTCGCGCCAGAGTAGATAACGGCGGTATCAACGCCGCCTTCATCGTTCGGAACGTCGATGGTGCCGTTCTTTTCCTGTTCCTCTGCGATGAACGCTGCGACGACTATCCAACGCCAGATAATAATTTCCTTATCAATGCTGAAACTCAGCCAGCCGTTTTCTACCGCTTCAAAAATGCAGGCAACCATGCGCATTCCTTCAGGAAGGCATTTATCGTACCGGCCCTTGTCCAGCTGGCGCACCAGCCCGGAATAGCCAAGAACGCGGTTGCCAGCCCTGACACCGTTCTGTGTCGCCTCAGGGGTAAAATCTTTATTCATCATGGCGTGATCCTTAAAACGGTTTGTTGGCCTGAAGTTCGTCGCGTTCTTTCACGAAGCGGTTGTGCATGGACTCCCATTTCGAAAGCCATCTTTGTTGTTCGCGCTTGCGCGCCAGAATCCGTCGTAGTCGACGCACACAGCGCTGGTGGGCGTACAGGTAATCCGAAGTGTGTTCCCCGACACGATGAGCCAGCGTGCCTTTGTGAAAAACCGGTGCGTATGGTTCGTTCGTGGGCAATCCCAGCTTTCGAAACACCGTTGTAACCATGTAATGAGCCAGATTATTAAGCGCGGCGCTGCGGCTCAGGAATCGCCTTTTTCCACCATTGCGCATGACGACATACAGTGGGCCAGCTGGTGTTTCATACTGACGAAGGGCAACATCGATCGCGCTGGAGGCATTAGTCGTTTTCATTTTCGGTCCTTAACTTTGCTGTATCGTTCGTGACTCATTACTTCCCAGTTCTTGCCGCCATCACGGGATAAAAGCCGCCAGCGGTGATTAACCCTGAGGCTCAGATTCCCTGAGCCGTGCATACGGCAGGGGTGAATGCGCCTTGCCCTGAACTGGCTTAAAACGTGTGCCGCTTTGAGGTGAACCCACTCAGGAATTCGTATCGCTGTCAGTGCCACCAGCTACCTCCTCAATTCTCAGCTCCATTTCGCGCGCCATTTCGATAAACGTCGCCAGTGAGCAAATGTATTCGTCGTCGAGTAGCCGGCGGTCGCATATTACCCTCCCGTTCTCGATGTGAAGGACTACCCGCCCTGTAAACTCCGGAGCAATGTGCAGATCAACCGGGCATACACAGCGGAGCCCAGCCGCTCGCAATTGTTCCTGAGTAAACTCTTTCACTGGATACCTCCGCTTAGATGTTTTTCTTTCACGTAGTCAGTGACTTCTTTAAACAAATCATCGACAATTAATTTCCCTGATTCGGTCAGGTATTCAGTGTTTTTATTGATGCCAATTGCATTCTGGTAAGTGGCTTTAATAAATGATTCAGTTTCCTTCCGATTGCCAAATTCACCGCGAGCCATTAATTCAAATCGTCTCAGTAACTGAGTCATTACACTTTCTGTTATTTCCACCGTTTCGATTGCACCATTCGGAAGATTCACAATCAGGAGATTTCCTGATGTTTTATTTTTGAGCCTGTTTAATGCAGCGTGAGTAATCCGACGGCGGTATAAGTCAATTACGTTTTCCATTGCGTTGCTGCTCCTCAATCTCAAGAACTATTTTTTCTTCCTTAACTGCCCATGAATTAACCTTTACAGACAGGAGGTAAGCTATCTCTACGAGATTTTCCATTTGATAAGAGTTAATGGATTTATATTGTTGAGTCATTACCTCCAACAAAATGTAAAGATGCTCTGTTGTAATTGTTATATCTTGTATGTCCTGACGTTTCGGCATGGTTATCTCCCATATGCTTTGCGTAAATAAAGATACGCAATCACTTCATAACCACAGTTCATGTACATAAGCGCTGATTTGTATGCCGCCACATCCTTAATGAAACTCATTATTCGTTCCCTCCGGTATATCTTTCAGTCCCGCATTAACTTGTTCGATAAGTTTTTTTTCGTCTTTCGTAAAATGAATTCTGGAATCTGAAATCAATTTAAAAAGAACGACCTCGATGATTTCGAAGAATCCTATCATCTGCCCCTTTAACGAATCATTGTCACTCAGATCACTTATTTCACTCACTATTCTTGAAATAGTGAATGGGGTATTTCCTGCACCTTCCCTTGCTTCACTTTCTAGATGTTTAAGCCAGATCCAGGCCAAAGCGGCTCCCGTAATGCACCCTCCCGAGTAGCCGCCTTTTGATGGCACGTTCCAAAAGTTGAGTCCAAAACCTGATTTAGACTTACCGCCGATAAATGGAAGTCTGTGTAGAGTTAATTTTTTTCTTTTATTAAATTTAATCATTTTAAATTCCTTGAGGTGAGCTTATTCCCAGCATTTAAGCTGTGATTATTATCGGAGAAAGTTAATAATTAATTGCTGCTTTATATTTGGGGTGACTATTAATAATGTTCTTTGCTTCTTCACACGCTTCGTTGTAATTCTTGAAGAAGTCAACGAGACAGAAATAATCGCCTTCTACACGCTGGTATAATGCGTACTCATACTCATCACCCGAAAGGTCAGTAATTAGTTGAAAACTACAATCACCATGCCAAGGCTCGGCTGCATGCAAGTAACCCCAATGTGAGCAACTGGCTCTCAATTTCTGGTGTATATCAAAAGGTTTTTTGATTTCTGAATTGCTCATAACATTCGACCTGTTGTTTGCCTGTGATATGAGCATACCTGCGGGTAATAATGTGCGTCAACACCTATGGGTAATAATTTTTTTGAATTTCTTTTATCAAACTGATTTTTAAGGTAATAAAAAACCCGCCGTAGCGGGTTTAATCAAATAATTTTTATTCTGGCCTCTACAGCCACGCCGAGTATCTTGCAATTCCCGTCTATAGGGATTAGTGGGTAAGCTGGGTTGAGCGGTTTTAGGAAATGATCCCCTCCATCGATAACTAACTTTTTAAAGGTCGCTTCATTTGCATCGATGAGCTTTGCCAGTACGAGACTGCCGTGTTTAGCCTCGCGACCTGTATCAAAGAGAACCATCATGCCTTCTGGTATGCTCATTCCCACAGGTGATGTCATGGAATCCCCTTTTATACGGAGCCAAAACCCTTCACCTTCTACATGGGCATCCGATTCACACCAATCTTCAACGTCATTGAGTGTGTACGGTTCGATAGCTTCTGCCCAAGCTCCTGCGCTTACCCAACTGATCACTGGATATCTTTTCCCTGGATTTGGTTGCTGAACTAGTTCGACATTCGATTTTTCTTGGCTGATACCATCCATCCACCCCCGGGGTAAACCGAACGATTTTTCAATAACTTCGATCATATCGTCGGCGATGCGTTTTCTACCAGCTTTGCCCTCAGGCCATAGCATTCTTAGTACGTAGGAAGGCTCTCGCTCAATCTTTCTCGCGAGTTTTGAGGCATTCCCATCACAGTAATCATCCCTCAATTGGATGAGTCGTAAACGACGTTTTTCGTATTTATCCATAGCTCTCATTTTAACCTTTGTTACCTGGTGGTAAATAACCTATGGGTATTGATTATCTTGATACCTACAGGTAATATCAATCCTGATGTTTGTACAGAGGTCACTTATGGAAACTTTGAAGCAATACATGGCGACTTTAACGCCTGAAGAAAAAAAGGTTTTCGCGCAGAGTTGCGGTACCACCCTCAATTACCTGAGGAAGGTCATGAGCACAGGTAAGCCGATGGGCCCAGAAATTTGCGCTCAGATTGAAATACATAGCGGTGGAAAAGTAACCCGTAAAGCACTTAGCCCACACAACTGGCAAAAGATTTGGCCTGAACTGTTGCACTCCACCCATGCATGTTAATAGCGCCGTAATGCCGCAGGCATACAGCACAGCCGATGGGGAGTGGATACAGGAGCAGTTATCAGCGCTACCCCCATCAGCCAGGCAAAAGGCAATCGTTCGTTACGGAGAGGTGTACGAGGAGTTTTTGAACAGCGAGCCAGTGAGCTTTCGGAAAGAGAACAAAGCAAGACACGAAGCCAATACACGCCTTCGTGAGTACACAAGAAAGTATCACCGGGCTTTACAGGGTTACACAGAAAAGCCCCCCTCATACGGTCAGAGATGACCACCCCATAAGGCCTTCGGACTTAAAGGCGTCTGGATGGCTAACCCCCAGAAAAAGTGGGGAAGAGGGAAGAGGGGGGTAAGGGGGGAGTTGGGAGAAGGGGTAGGTAAAGCGTCCTTTTCCAGGAGAAGGGTACATAGGTTAAGTAGATCTCTGTAACCAGTAACCTCCTCCAAAAAACGGAACAGCCATACAGATGGCTAAATGATTAAAGCGGCCTGGCGGGTTTTTCCTGGAAAAGTTCAGGCTCACTTACAGGCACAGAGTTAGGGGCGACAGATGCTGACAATCACACCAAATTTTGCACAGGACCGGGCACTGAATATGCTGCGTCGTGAGTGGAAGGCACAGAATTCCTTTATGGTATACGCACCAACCGGCAGCGGTAAAACAGGTCTGGCTGCTTTTATCACCGACGGATTTGTCAGTCGCGGGATGCGGGTACTTTTTGTCGCGCCGTACACTGTTTTGCTGCGGCAGACTGCCAGCCGTTTTGTAAGCTATGGCCTGAATCCAGACGAGATTGGCCTTGTCTGGGCTGAAGCCGAGAAGGGAGAGGTCGACCCTCAGCGACTCATCCAGATTGCCAGCGCCGATACCCTGATCCGTCGTGATTTTCCCGACAACATTAACCTGCTGATTATTGATGAAGCCCATCTCCGCAAGCGCACCATCCTGATAGAGATTGAACGCCTAACCAGCGAAACGGACGTTAAGGTTATCGGGCTTTCCGGTACGCCTTTTTCCTCGTTCCTGGGCAATTACTATCAGCGCCTGATTAAGCCCACCACGATCAGCGAACTGATTAAACGCGGCGACCTCAGCCCGTTTGAATTCTATGCTCCAACGACGCCAGATTTAAAGGGCGTGAAGATGTCCGCGTCTGATTTTGGCAGGGACTACAACGAAAACCAACTGGCAGAAATCATGAGCGGCTCTGATCTGGTGGGCGACATTGTGAGTAACTGGCTTGAGAACGGGCGCGACCTCCCCACTATCGCTTTCTGCGTAAACGTGGCTCACGCTAATTTTGTCACTATCGAATTCAACAAAGCCGGGGTAAATGCTGAAGTCATGACAGCGGAAACACCCCATGACCAGCGCCAGGTAATGATCCACCGTTTCGAAACTGGTGCGACAAAAATCCTCGTGTCTGTGGGCGTGCTGGTGGCCGGGTTCGACAGCGATGTGCGCTGCATCATCTATGCCCGACCCACTAAATCAGAAATACGGTGGATACAGTGTATCGGTCGCGGGCTTCGCACTGCGCCGGGCAAGGAAACCTGTCTGATCTTCGATCACAGCGGAACCGTTCACCGCCTTGGCTTTCCCGATGCTATCGAATACGACTTTCTGCTGGATTCCAGCGATGGCATGAAGGAGGCGGCGGTAAGGGCAGCGGAAGAGCGCGCCGAAAAAATCCCCAAAGAGTGTCCCGAATGTCACTTCATGAAGCCGGCAGACGTTTACGTTTGCCCTAAATGCGGCTTTAAACCGCTGGCCGGCTCTGACGTGGACACCGACACCTCGCGCAAAATCAAAAAGCTTTCTAAAGGCTCTTCCGTTGCAACGAAAAGCACAAAACAGGCCTGGTGGAGCCAGATTAAGTTTTACCAGCGCCAACGCGCTTCAACCGGTAAACCCGTCAGTAACGGGTGGTGCCTTCATACCTTCCGGGACAAATTCGGCGAGTGGCCTAACGGGCTTAGCGATTTCCCTATGGAGATAACCCCCGAAGTCAGCAATTACATCCGGCATAAGCATATCGCCTGGGCAAAAGGGAAGGAGAAACGGCAGGTACAACAAGCGCCCTTCGTACAAAACCGAACTGAGGAGAAGCTTCAACAACTGACAACCATTCCTGAGGGCTGCCCTACCAGCAGGATCATCAGCGCTAAAAAGCAGTTTGAACAACTTCGTAAGCATGCGGGAGACAGAACGTGAAAACCACTGAAGCAGCAAAAGGCCGATGGCCGGAAATTTTTGAACATTACGGACTTCCGCCTGTTACCGGAGGGAGACACTTCAAAGGTGAGTGTCCGCTTTGCGCCACGCGGGGAAGTTTCCGCATTGATGACCAGGACGGAAACGGTACGTGGATTTGCAAATGTGGCAGCGGCAACGGAATCAGTCTTGTCGTTCAGACCCAGGGGAAATCATTTGCTGAAGTCTGCCGGGAAATCGACGCCCTGCTTGGTAATGATTACCGGCATCGCGCAACGCCGATTAACACCACAGCCACCAGCCTGCGCCAGCGGGTGGTGAGCAAATTTTCAAAGCTGGAAGGTCTTCGCGGCACCAGCGCGGCGCAGTACCTTCTGAACCGGGGGATCACAAAGCTACCGGCTGAAGCGGTGCGGTTTTGTCCGAAGGAACGCTATCAGGGCCACGTATATCAGTCGTTGTATTCGCTGGCGACAGATAACCGGGGTGAGCTGTGTTACCTGCACCGGACCTATCTCGACGGCGATAAAAAGGCACCGATGGGCGACGGGCAGAAACGCCTTTACTCGTTACAGGAGGACTCCTATCTGGATCACGCCCAGTCTGTAGCGGTGAGGATGTTTCCCGTCGCGTCCACGCTGGGCATTGCGGAGGGTATTGAAACGGCTTTATCCGCCGTTCAGCTCTACGGATGCAATACCTGGGCAACGCTTAACAGCGGATTTATGAAGAAGTTTCGCGCACCAGCTGGCGTCCGGCATCTCATCATTTTTGCCGACATGGACCCTCATTCAGCAACGGGCCATGCGGCGGCGTTCGAGTGTGCCCACGCTAACTTGCTGGCAAAAAATGACATTGAAAAAGTTAGTGTGCGCTGGTGTGACAACGGGGATTTTAACGATCTGCTGGTCAACGGCGATCAGGTTCGCGAGATGACATTTTTGAAAAAGGCGGCTGCATAATGCGTAAAGATAACACCGAACACAAAGCACTTTTCACTATCCCGACGGCAGCGCACGGCACTACCCTCGCAAACATCAAGCCGCTGCCTGAACAACGTAAAATCACCGGGCATAAGCAGACTGACGCTTATCTCTGGGTGCTGGAAGTAATTCGCCTTAATGAACCTGCACATCTTGACGCTGCCGAATCCGCACTGGAGAAAATAAAAATCTCCCCGAAAGATGCTGAGAAGCGTTATTCACGTTACCTGCTGGCGAATGGTGCTGATCCGTTCCAGGTTGCATTCGGGACTATCGGCATGGATAACCCGGCGCGCGCAATAAAGACGGCACGGGAGAACATCAAAAAGGCTGCCGGAGTCAGGGCTCAGTTCGGCAGTTATGAAACCGCATTCGATGATGTTGAAGCTGAGCGTGTGATTAAGTCTTCACCGAAATTTATCGACGATCATCTTTGGGGATGGACTGCTGCCGAGAAAAAATCCAGCGGCATTAACGGCAGCCGTATGACAGAAATTGACGATCAGCGCCGCGCGTTTGTTGATGGCTACCGTGACGCGCTGCCAGAGCCTCACACCCTGTCAGATGTTGTTCGTGAGTTTGTTTACTGGGACTGGCTTTACCAGGTGCGCAACACCGCAGGCAAAGAGCTTGGCTATGAATTTGGCTATTCTGAGCATCATCGATCTGTATATGACCGCGAGTTTTATCTGGACAAATTGCTGGCAACCATCCCGCCGGTAACGCGCGCTGAAGCCGTAGAAGTGTGTCACTGGTTCCTGGAAAGCGGGAAGGGCGAATACATGGAAGATGACGGTGCCGGGGTCATTCTTAATCTGGTTGGGGAGTGTAAGCAATGAAACTTGAAGCCGCACTGAAACACTTCTCCCCTCAGGGAATGCTCATCAGCGACAGCGTGAAAGGCACCTCACCAGATCGGATAACCGGTACTGATGTAATGGCGGCTATCGGCACCACCAGCAGCCGGGCGCGGTTCGGGCTTGCTGCATTCTTCGGGAAAGCCGGGATCAGTAAAACAGACGCACAATTGGCCGTTCAGGCGCTGGCGCGTCACGCGATGGATGTTGCCCCGAAAAACGTCCGCAAAGCAGCCGGTGATCAATTTGGTACCTGCATGCTGTTGCTGGCGCAATATGCGTTCGCGGAGTATTCGCGTTCTGCGGCTACCAGCTGCACCTGCATCACCTGCAACGGTACCGGACGCGCCACCCGGACCCAGACCACACGCAAGGTATCTTACCCGTGGGGAAAAGCGCCATACTGGGCAAATCGCTCCCGCGCCGTTCGTCCGTCGGACTGGGAGAAATGGACAGAGATAACTGAAATAGTGCCAGCCATTTGTGATGCATGTGAAGGGAAGGGAGTAATCAGCGCCCGCTGTCGGTGCGGGGGGAAGGGCGAAGTGCTCGATCGCAAAGCTACCCAGGAACACGGCGCGCCAGTGTACAAGACATGTGAACGTTGCGGAGGCAACGGATATTCGTCGGTACCGTCTACAGCAGCGTTTAAAGCGATCATTAAACAAGTGCCCGATCTGCACGTCAGGACTTGGACCCGAAACTGGAAGCCTTTTTACGAGATGATGGTGGATATTTGCCAGAAAGGTGAAAAACAGGCCGACAGGGCGTTTCAGGAAGCTACCGGTTTTCGTGATGATAAAGACAATATTTAGCTATTTCGATATGTAGGGCTTGATTTTGTCCGAATCTGTCCTGTATGCTTCAAATCATGGAGTGTTGCGCCTGAAATGAATAGCTACGAATAGCCCGCCTTTAAGCGGGTTTTTTATTTCCGATAGTTTCCACGTGAACCAGGTCACCATTTCGCTTTAATGAAATTCTATATTGGAACTGTGGTGACACACCGGACAAAGGGCCAACTGGATGTAGCAGGGAGCGGGAAATAACGAGAGCTTCTGTTGCATACGGACGGCAACCGACACCATCAGCAATGTAAGCTGTGTATAGATGGCCAGTCTAAACAACTGGCCTTTTTTGCGCCGATAGCTCAGCCGGAAAGCGCAATCGCATTAGACCACCCTGGTGGGCCATTTTTATGAGCCGAAATAATGGCACCCGAAGGTGCCGAGCCAATCACTTTCGGGCGATCTCTTTCCTGGCTAAGTCGGCCAGAAAAGCGGAGCGGTTTTTATGCCCGTTCTGCTCAATATAACGATCCATGGCTGTCAGCAGATTGCCGGGCATCGTGAGATTGAACTTAACGGCTTTAGTTTCGTACCTGGTCGGATCAATCTCCACCAGGGCAAGAAAGCCGCCATCAGCGGTTAATCGTTTGTCTCCCAGATATTCACCCGGATCGCGTGGCGCTGGCACATGTCCGCCTTGCTCTGTAAGCACTTCCATGTGCTGGCCAAACGCGGTTTCAGCGTCGCGAATTGCAGCCTCGAACGTATCACCGGCAAAAAAACATCCCTCAATATCTGGGAAATAGCCGTCATACGTGCCGCTGTCGGTTTTAAAAATAAAGAGCGGATAAATCATATTCACCTCATCAGTTACGGATGATGACCTTTGCAGAGAGGGGCGGCTTGCGCCGCACCCTTTAGATTAACCGGAGACCTGATATCTCCTGCGCCTGACGGACAACCCCTTTTGATGAATCCTTTCTGGGGTGGGGTATCGTTATTATCTTCGCTACCCCCGGTTTACTTAGCGTTATGTGACTTCCTGTCTGACGCTGTTTAACCCATCCGTCGGCGATTAGCCTTTTTATCAACTCTGCACTGCTCATCAATCCTCCATCTCGTTAACATGTAGGTATAGTACCCACAAAACTAACGGTAGTCAATCGGTTTAGGGGTGTTATACCTACCTTTATTTGGCTCATTGTGTGAGCCGAATAAGCGAGTTAATCGGCTCATGCCTTATACCAACGCCACAGCAGCGGGATGGCATCCGCATCAGGGCTCACTTCGGTGGGCCTTTTTTATTTCCCCTCATTCGAGAGGACTCATCAATAACGAGGGGGCGTAATGTCCGAACCTTTTTCCTCTACCGCAGCCGCCGGTAGCGCGCTGACTGGTGCCAGCATTTATGGATTGCTCACTGGCACCGATTACGGCGTGGTGTTCGGGGCGTTTGCCGGGGCGGTGTTTTACGTGGCCACCGCTGCCGACCTGACCATTTTCCGCCGCTCTGCGTATTTCGTTGTGTCGTATTTTGCTGGCGTGTATGGCTCCGGGCTGGTGGGTTCGTGGCTGGCGAGTATAACGGGCTATGCCGATAAGCCGCTGGATGCGCTCGGCGCGGTAATGCTGTCTGCCGTGGCCATCAAAACACTGACGTTTTTCAGTGAACAGGACCCGCTAAAGCTGCTGGCACGCTGGAGAGGGGGAACCAATGGTAACTAACGATCCGCTGGTGCTGACCAACGTAGCGGCCTGTGCCGCCATTGTTCTGCGCCTGATGATGTTCCGTAAGCCTGGCGGGCGGCATAACCCGTGGGCGTCATGGCTCGCTTACCTGATTATTCTGGCGTATGCGTCGGTACCGTTCCGGTACCTGTTTGACTCCTACCTGCATACCCACTGGGCAACCGTGACAATCAACCTGATTATCTGCGCCGCCGTGTTCCGTGCCCGGGGGAATGTGGCGCGCATCTTCCATGTACTGAGGCCGGAATGAAACAATCACAATTTCAACTGGCGGCTGGGATAAGCGCCGGATTAGCTGCGCGCTGGTTTCCGCACATCGATGCGGCCATGAAGGAGTTTGGCATCACCGCACCCACAGACCAGGCGATGTTTATCGCTCAGACCGGGCATGAATCCGTGAGTTTCTCCCGGCTGGTGGAGAGCATGAACTACAGCGTGGCAGGCCTGGCGAATTTCGTCCGCGCCGGGCGACTCACTCAGGACCAGGCAAACGCGCTGGGCCGTCGCTCGTATGAAAAGGTGCTGCCACTGGAACGCCAGCGCGCCATCGCCAATCTGGTATACAGCAAACGCCTGGGCAACAAAGCGCCGGGTGATGGCTGGAAATATCGCGGATGCGGCCTGATTCAGATCACCGGGCAGGATAATTACCGTCGCTGTGGCAACGCGCTGAAACTCGATCTGGTCACCAGTCCAGAGTTACTGGAGCAGGACCGCAACGCGGCGCGTTCAGCGGCATGGTTCTACGCCGCTCATGGATGCCTGCTTTACTCCGGCGACCTGGCGCGCGTCACGCAGATTATCAATGGTGGCCATAACGGCATTGAAGACCGTCGGCAGCGTTATAAACGGGCGCAGGCGGCATTGTTATGATCGAAAAGTTACTGCGCAAATACTGGCTTTCGCTGGTGGTGTTGGTGCTGACTGGCGCGCTGGCCTTTCTGGTGAACCGGTACCGTGACAACGCCATTGAGTACAAAAAGCAGCGTGACGAGAAAACGCAGGCGCTCAGTCTGGCGAACGCCACCATCACCAACATGCAGGTGCGCCAGCGCGACGTCGCGGCGCTCGATGCGAAATACACGAAGGAGCTGGCTGATGCGAATGCTGAAAATGATGCTCTGCGTAAGCGTCTCGATAATGGTGGCAGGGTGCGCGTCCAGGGCAAATGTCCCGCCCAGGACTACACCACCTCCACCGGCAGCGTGGGCGATGCAGGAACCGTCGAACTCGCTGACGTTGCTGGACGAAACGTTCTCAGTATCCGCGCCGGAATCATCCGCGATCAGAAAGCCCTGAAGTATTTGCAGGACTACATCAACACGCAGTGCCTGAAAGAGCCTAAATAAAAAGGTTCCCAAATAATCACAAAAAAAGTATCATTTCGTCATGTTGGTCGTATTGTAGCCAAAACACTCTAACTAAGCCTCGGCACCTGCCGGGGCTTTTTTGTATCCGCATTTCACCGCGCACCGCAGCGCATCCAACCACGTCGAACCCAACCCTTTGGAATGAGCCTTTGAGGAGTCAGTTAGTGCTGGCGAGCCTCGACGGGCTGATCTCCTATGCGGCAAAGGTTCATCTCAAAGAGTAGGTAAACGCTATGAAAGAAGCATTGTTAATTCAGGAGTTCGATTTCTCTAAGATGGTAATGGCTATTCAGGGCAAGGCGTTCACGACCAGCCAGAAGATCGCTGATTACTTTGGCAAAAGCCATAAGAACGTATTGAGAAAAATCAGGCAGACCATGAGCGAGTGCCCGGATGATTTTGCCCGGCTCAATTTTGAGCCTACTGATTTCATTGATAAAAATGGTGAAACTCAGCCAATGTTCAAACTGACGAAAGACGGCTATATGCTGGTCGTCATGGGCTTCACTGGGGCTGTGGCCACTCTGATCAAAGTCAGATACATCCAGGCATTTAACTGGATGGCGGATCAGCTTACGCGCTGGCATGAAATGGGAGAACAGGCCCAGCACCGCCATGCACTGAAGGTAGCCAAATCAGAAGTGAAGGCACGCATCGGCAGCAAGATGATGAATGCCCGTAAGCGAGAGAAGAAACTGCTTGCGCTGGAGTTTGACCAGATCCTCTCGCTAACGCAGCCAAAGTTAATTTTCACAGAGTGACGGCATTACAGCAGGCATTCACTCAGTGCCTGTTCTAATATTGAAGTGTGGTGAATCCCCCTGTGCGGAGGGGCGTTCCAGAAGATTGCCGAAAGGTAACCTCTCAGTACGCGGGAACAGATTCTGGAGCTGTTCTCACCGGGAGGCACCCGGCACCACATTTCTTTAATAACCACCTCATGTGGTTACAGATCCCGACAAACAGCCTCGCTTATGCGGGGCTTTTTATTGCGCCTCGTACGCTCACCAAAGAGAGTCTTTCAGTCGTGAGCCAGGGAAACCGTTTCTCTTGGACGATTGCCCCGTACGACAGGCTCACATCTAAAAGGAAATCACCATGAAACCCTTACCGCTTAAGAATGTCATGCATAAGCTGCGAGTCATTATCAGTGATAATGGTTACAGACTGGAGAATGCTGCTGGTTTTGCGACATACGATCGCTATGGTGTACGCGCTGAAGTGCATGGCATCCCTGAATACTTCCCTGACAATCTGTGCATTGAGGACAGGCAAGCGCAACCTGCTGAAACAAGCTGCATCAATGAGACCAGTGTCAGGCTGGTGGTGAACGATGCCATACAGGACGCACTAAAGCCGGGCGGTTTACTGCATTTTCGGAAGTAGTTTTATGGCTTCTAATTCACCCTGGCATCACCTCTATAACACTAAGCGCTGGTACCGGCTCCGTTATCATCAGCTTCAAAAGCAACCTCTCTGCGAGTTCCACCTCAGACGCAATCAGGTGATTGCCGCAACTGTTGTTGACCACGTCACCCCGCATACGGCTTTCGGCACCGGAGAGGTGCTGCGTTTTCACAGCCACAATGTCCCACACACCGAAGCGGAGATCGTGGCCGCTGGCGGCGATGAATCAAAACTACCGGCAAAAAGCATCTGGTGGCAGGGGCAGGAATATAAAGCCTGGCCGTGCCAGATTGAAGGTATCGAAGCGTCTACCGGCGGCAGCAGCGCACAGCCGAAATTATCGGTCGCTAACCTGGACGGCTCGATCACCGCACTGTGCCTTGCGTATGACGACCTGCTGCAGGCCAAAGTGACGATTCACGACACCCTGGCGCAGTACCTTGATGCGCGAAATTTTCCGGGCGGAAACCCGACGGCAGATGCCACGCAGGAAAAAAAGCAGGTCTGGTATATCGACGCGAAGACCTCTGAAACTAACGAAGTAGTCGAGTTTGCACTGTCCAGCCCGATGGATTTACAGGGACTGATGATCCCGACGCGCCAGCTTCATTACCTATGTACCTGGTGCATCCGCAACAAGTACCGCACCGGCGATGGCTGCGATTACGCCGGGACGCGCTATTTCGATAAAAACAACAACCCGGTGGACGACCCGTCCCGCGACGAATGTAACGGTACACTGACCGCCTGCAAACTGCGGTTCGGTGAAAATAACGAACTCTCGTTCGGCGGCTTCCCCGGCACTTCTCTGATCCGGAGCTGATATGCGCAAAAAGACCATCGCGGCCATTATGGCCCACGCCGAGGCGGAATATCCGCGCGAGTGCTGTGGGGTGGTGGCGCAGAAAAGCAGGGTGGAGAAGTATTTCCCCTGCCGCAACCTCGCCGCAACCCCAGAGGACAACTTTGTCCTTTGCCCGGCAGACTATGCCGCTGCTGAGGATTGGGGAGCGGTCACCGCCATCGTGCACAGCCATCCCGACGCAACAACCCAGCCGAGCGAACTGGACAAGGCGCAGTGTGATGTGACGGCGCTGCCGTGGCATATCGTCAGCTGGCCGGAAGGGGATTTACGCACGATCATGCCGCGGGGAGAAATTCCGCTGCTGGAACGTCCGTTCGTGCTCGGCGTTTACGACTGCTGGGGCCTGGTGATGAGCTATTATCGCCAGACGTACGGTATCGAGCTGGCGGATTACCGCGTCGATTACCCATGGTGGGAGGACCAGTACCCGGATAATTTTTACCAGGATAACTGGTTCGCATGCGGGTTCCGGGAGTTCACCGGTGCGCCGCAACCCGGCGTGGATTTTTTACGACATCGTTGTTGCCGATCGCTTTGGCCTGGGCCATCGTCTGACGCCGGCGAATATCGATAAATGGACGCTGTACCAGGTGGCGCAGTACTGCGATCAGATGGTACCGGACGGGAAGGGCGGGAACGGCGTTGAGCCTCGCTACACCTGCAACGTCTATGTGCAGGACCGCAACGAAGCCTATACCGTGCTGCGTGACTTTGCCGCCATCTTCCGTGGCATGACTTACTGGGGCGGTAACCAGATCGTGGCGCTGGCGGACATGCCGCGCGATATTGATTACAGCTACACCCGTGCCAACGTCGTAAACGGTGAATTCGTTTACTCTAGCAGCACCACCAAAACGCGTTACACCACGGCGCTGGTCTCGTATTCCGACCCGGAAAACGCCTACGCTGACGCCATGGAGCCCGTGTTTGAACAGCCGCTGGTCGCGCGATACGGGTTTAATCAGCTCGAGATGACCGCGATTGGCTGCACCAGGCAGAGCGAGGCAAACCGCAAGGGGCGCTGGGGGATCCTGACCAACAACAAGGACCGCATCGTCACCTTTTCCGTAGGCATGGACGGTAACATCCCGCAGCCGGGTTACATCATCGCAGTCGCTGATGAAATGCTCTCCGGCAAAGTCACCGGCGGGCGCATCAGTTCGGTTAGCGGGAGGGTGATTACCCTTGACCGCGCGCCGGATGCGCAGCCGGGCGATCGTCTTATTCTCAACCTGCCTTCCGGCGCGGCGCAGGCCCGGACAATTCAGGCTGTTAACGGTCAGGCGGTCACTGTCAGCATCGCCTACAGCGAAACGCCGCAGGCGGAAAGCGTCTGGGTTGTCGAATCTGACGAGCTGTTCGCCCAGCAGTACCGCGTGGTCAGCGTCAGCGACAACAATGACGGGACATTCACTATTTCCGGCGCGTTTCACGATCCGGATAAATATGCTCGCATCGATACCGGTGCAATCATCGACCAGCGCCCGGTCAGTGTGATCCCGCCGGGCAACCAGCCGACGCCAGCCAACATCGTGATCAGCTCGTTCTCAGTGGTGCAGCAGGGTATCAGCGTCGAAACCATGCGCGTGAGCTGGGACCAGGCGCAGAATGCCATCGCCTATGAAGCGCAGTGGCGTCGCAACGACGGCAACTGGGTTAACGTGCCGCGCAGCTCCACGACGTCATTCGACGTCCCGGGGATTTATGCCGGGCGCTACCTGGTGCGCGTGCGCGCAATCAATGCCGCTGAAATTTCGTCCGGGTGGGGATACTCTCAGGAAAAGGCGCTGACGGGTAAAGTGGGCAATCCACCGAAGCCGGTTGGGTTTGCGGCCTCTGATGATGTGGTCTTTGGCATTGAACTGACCTGGGGATTCCCTGCAAATACCGGCGATACACTGAAAACGGAAATTCAGTACAGCCTGACGGGGACTGAAGACGATGCGCTGCTGCTGGCAGATGTGCCGTACCCGGCCAGTAATTACCAGCAGATGGGCCTGAAAGCGGGACAGATTTTCTGGTACCGCGCGCAGCTGGTCGACAAAACAGGCAACGAATCGGGTTATACGGATTGGGTGCGCGGGCAGGCCAGCATTGATGTTTCCGACATCACTGAAGCCATCCTTGAGGACATGAAACAGACCGACTTGTTCAAGGATGTCGTTGAAAGTGCTGTCGACAGCAGCGCAAAAATTGCCGGGATTGTCGCTGATGTGCAGCAGAACGCTGATGACCTCGAACAACAGGCTCTGGCGATACAGCAGAATACCGACGGTCTGGCGGCGGCAGCGGTGAAAATTGACGAAACTGCGGCCACGCTCGACGGCATGACAGCCGGCGTTAAAAACTCCTCGATTGCCGTGATCCAGAACAGCCTGGCTCAAGTGAACAGCCGCCGCCGGCAGACGGCAACGAACGCCGGGAACAGCGCCAGCATTGACCGTATCGATACCACCATTGCGGATGCCAGTCAGTCTGTTGCCCGCGCGCTGGTTACGCTGGATGCGTCGGCTGGCGGCAACGTCTCCAACGCGACCGATCTGACCGAGACGCTGGCTAACTTCACGCAGGCGTCAGCCACGAAAATCAACTCCCTGACGGTCACGGTGAACGGCCAGACCGCAGCCATTACGACAAATGCCCAGGCAACTGCAGATATGGCAGGCAACCTTAACGCGATGTACAGCATTAAAGTCGCTGTCGATTCGAACGGCGTGCAGTACGCGGCGGGCATGGGGCTGGGCGTGCAAAACACGCCGTCCGGGATGCAGAGTCAGGTGATTTTCCTTGCCGATCGATTTGCGGTGATGAGCCAGGCTGGTGCCGCCGTTACGCTGCCGTTTGTTATTCAGAACGGACAGGCGTTTATCAATCAGGCGCTGATCGGAAAAGGCTGGATCAATAACGCCATGATAGGCGACTACATTCAGTCGAATAATTATCAGGCTGGCCTGGTGGGCTGGCGATGGGATAAGAACGGCAACGTCGAGAATAACGGCAGCGACGGAGAAGGGGCAATGAAGCAGACAAACACAACGATCAGCATTCGCGATCAAAACAGGCTGCGTGTGCAGATCGGCAGGCTGACGGGGGTGTTCTGATGGTCTGGGGTATTCAGACGTGGGATGCTAACGGTATCCCCAACAACTACGGGATTAAACCAGTATCGGTCGTCGGTACGGTGCCGCTGGCTGAGGGGCAGGCCAGCGGTGCCTGGTCATTCCCGGTGCCCGCCGGGTTTAAACTCGGCTATGTGGTTTCGCTTGATAACGGCGGCACAAAAGTCGGAAGACAAGTTGTGATATCGGGAAATACCATCTCGCTTTCGCCAGCCAGCGAAATCGGGCCCGGCAATTACCCGGCTTCAGCCTGCGAACTGGTCGTTTTTATGGAGAGAGCCTAGATGGCTGATTACGGGGCAATGATAGTGCTGGACAACGGGAACCCGTTTGTCACACCGCAGTCAACGCCGTTTTGTTTATACCAGAAAGTTGTGGTGAACTCCGGGGCCAGTGGCGTGGCGGTTGCAGAAATACCGATCGACCCCAGCTATCCGGCAATCGCATTTTGCCGGGTGTCAAATACCACCGCGCCAACGTTTACTCATGCCGGACGGGTTGGCGGAGTCATTCGGGTGTCATCCGGTACGCCGGTGGGTGCAGCAAATACGCCGCACACACTTACCGCTTATATATTTGCGATCTTCCCTCAAACCCTGCCGGCCTGGGGCTTTGCCATCTGGGACGCCGCCGGGAAGCTGGTGCTGACTAATGAAAGCAGGGTGCTGTCTGACCTGGTAACAGTCGGCACGCCGGGCGCAGGTGGGGGGATCAACATCGACCAGACACTGCCGGGGTCGTGGGCGGTCGCGCCCGCAACGCTGGGAATGTCATTATGGCAAACGATGGTACAGGGTCAGCCCGTCATTATCAGCGTGATGGCCTATACGGGGTGCCGGTTCGATGGTGTGAACACCCGTATTAATGCTGTCAGTAATCAGGCTGGTCAGGGCAGTCCGGCGGGCGGCAGCAATACCGGGATTGTTTTAACTGCGATTAACACAGCCGCATACGACTGATTTTTTTATCCCATCACCAGCCCGCCATCCGGCGGGTTTTTTTATGTCCGGAGTATCTATGATTTATAACGCAGGAACGCTCGCCGTCAGCGGGAATACAGTAACAGGTGCTGGCACTAATTTTACCGACGCCACAAATCTGATTCGTGCCGGCCAGACTCTGGTCGCGCTGACAAGCCCGCCACAGATTTTCCAGATTGCTACCGTTAACACTTCAACCTCACTGACGCTGACAGCGACCGCAAGCCCCGCAATTGTCGCCGGCACACGTTACGCAATCCTGACTACGGATGCGCTTTCTGTAGATGGCCTGGCGCAAAGTATCGCGCAGTTGATTTCGGATTATGACGAGAGTAGTGCTGGCTGGGAGGCTTTTGCCGGCACAGATGCAAACCAGACCGTTACCGTCAGCATCAACGGGGTGTCAGTAACAATCCCGGCCCTCGGCAAACTGGCACAGCGCGGTATCGGCGGCGCGGTACCGGTTGAACAGGGTGGGACGGGGGGCACGACGGCAGCGGCTGCGCGTACCGGCCTTGGCCTCGGCAGCGTGGCAACAAAAAATGCCGGTAAATCGGATGGTAATGTACCTGTTGTGGGGGATATGTTTGGTTTTGGGCACGGAACGGCAGGGCATATAGTTTTAAATTCTGTGTCAAATAATGATATTTATTCCGCGCTTTCTAGTTATGGGAGCTGCGTATTCCGAAATAACAACCCGATATCAGCCACGCCGCATACGGCGTATGGTTCCAGTCTTTGGCTGTGATCTTGACCCGCCATCTCCGGACAGCTTTTGTATCTTAAGTTAACGATGTCCGCTGCCGCCGATATTCCCTCGGGGAGTGATATCCCAGCGCGCTGTGCGGGTGGTTTTCATTGTAATGTGTGAACGCTGCTGCAAGGTTTCGCAGGGCTGTTCTCACATCTGGTTTTGGCATGAACGCGATATAGTCTTCCTTCATCGTCTTCACGAACCGTTCGGCCATGCCATTGCTCTGCGGGCTGCTCACCGCTGTTGTACACGGCTCCAGATTCAGCTCTCTGGCGAACCTCCGCGTTTCATGCGCGGTATATGCTGAACCGTTATCCGTCAGCCATTGAACCGGTGTGGTCGGCAGCCCGTCGCCGAAGCGCTTTTCCACCGACCTCAGCATCACATCCTGCACCGTCGAACTGTCGTAGCCTCCTGTGCTCGCTGCCCAGTCTATGGCTTCTCTGTCGCAGCAGTCCAGCGCGAACGTGACCCGCAGCTTCTCACCGTTGTCGCAGCCGAACTCGAAGCCATCTGAACACCAGCGCATATCGCTTTCTGCCACCGCGATTTTGCCCTTATGTTCACGCTTCGACCGCTCTGGTTTGTCATGCAGTAACAGCAGATTATGCTCGCTCATAAGCCGGTAAAGCCGTTTGGCGTTCACGGGGGGCAGTCCCTCTGTACGACGTTGCGTACGCAGGATGCCCCACACACGGCGATAGCCGTAACTGGGCATATCGCTGATGATATCGAGGATCTCTGACAGTATTTCAGCGTCTGCTTCGTCATCACGCCGGTTACAGCGCCTGTCCTGCCAGTCGGCAGAACGGTTAATTCGCAGTGACAGCTGCGCACGCGACACGCCCATGGTGCGGCTGACCAGGGCTATTCCCCGTCCTTTGGCAACAAGGGCGCGTGCGCTATCCATTTTCGCGACTGAGCGTACTCCACGGCTTCTTTCAGGATCTCAACTTCCATCGTCTTCTTGCCCAGCAGGCGCTGAAGCTCCCGGACCTGCTTCAGAGCAGCAGTAAGCTCAGAAGCTGGAACAACTTCTTCCCCGGCCGCAACGGCGGTGAGGCTGCCTTCCTGATATTGCTTCTTCCACTTAAACAGCAGGCTGGGCTGGATGCCATGCAGGCGGGCGACATGGGAGACATTCATGCCCGGCTCCATCGTCTGCTGGATAATGGCGATCTTCTCCTGAGGAGTTTTACGTTTACGGACTTCTTGCCCTAACAGGATCCCGGTCATCTCAAAATTGGCGTTAGTGTTAGACATATATTCAAGCCTATCTCTTATCTGGAGATACAGCTACTGTCTGGAGTTTCAGGGGGCTACATCATCCAGTCTTTGGCTGCAAACAGGGGATACAGCCGGGGCAATTCAGATACCCTATTCTCCTCAGGGGAGAATTACAGTCATTAGCGCCCAGGCGAATGTCGGCGTCTGGTCACGGACGATGTACGATACGAATAACACAACAGTGGACAGCAACGGTAATCTGCGTCCCGCATCTCCCATTGTGAAAGTCAGTGGCGACGGCACAGCAGAATTAAATTACGAATCAGAGGGGGTGTCCGTCGAACGGATCAGTACCGGTGTTTATAAAATATCGGGAGTGTTTGGTTTTAACTCAGATCCGGTCTGGGGCGGTACAAATGGTGGTTATGTAATTCCACAAAATGCTAACGGACTGCCGTTGCTGTGGGTGGATTATGAGATCGCAGAGGACGGCGATATTACATGA